TGTTATTAAGATTTAAATATATTTGACCTCTAAAGATAGATGTATTATCAACTGTCATTTTACCACCGAATAATACATCTCCAGAAACTACCTCTATCGCAAGAGGTGGATCAAATGGAGTACCGTAATATCTGTTCTCAGCTTGTATTCTTAAGGCAGTAACTTTTGAAGATGATCCATAATTATACGATGTTTCCTTGGCAATTATTTCCAATCCAGTTATATGACTTATAAAATCTCCTACTGCTGTTATTATTCCGGCTTGCATTCCACCTATTGAAGGGGTAAGTACACCAGCCCCTGATGCATATACAGAAAAACCATTTTTAGCATAACATGAGCCTATTTTTGAACTCGCATTGAAATCAGATGATCTCAATCCATTATTGCTTAATTTCAGTCCGGCAATTTCTCCTTCTGTCGCTGTAATTTTTCCTGTAAACTGTCCGTTAACTGCAATAAGTTTTCCATCTGTTGTAATCTGAACATTCCCGTTTGCACTAATAGCTCCATTAAGATTAATCCTACTTGCATCAATTGTAACGCCTCCTCCGCCAACATTAATAGATTCAATAACTTCTTGCCCTAATGCATTTTTATTTGAAGAAAAAATTGTAACGAAATTACTTTGTGTTACAACACCAGATATTTCTTGGGTACCATTTATAATTTTAGATACTGTAGAAGAAATTTGGTTGTAACTAACTTGTAAATTGCTAATATCTGATTTTATTAATTGATCATTTTCATTATAGACATCTAGAGATACTTTATTTTCGATCAATCCTTTTGTTATATTTATTTCAGCATTAAGTTCTTCCTTTGTTGCATTCGTAAATTCTTTTGCAGTATCAATTGCCTCTTGTTTGGCTTCTTCCACTCTCTCAGAAACTTCGTTAACCCTTAAACTTATTTCTCCGTTTTCGGCTTTAATTTCGGTCAGGGTTTCCGTTATCGTTTTTATTTCTGCTTGCTGCTCGGAGAAAGAAGGAGTCCAAACAGGGGCGGGAAGAAAGCCTTCGACTAGCATGACTTCGGTAAACCGGACCGAATTCCCAGCGGTATGCCCTGATTCTCCGGCGTAACAAAGTAAATACCCTTCCTGAGCTTCAAAGTCATTTTTGGTAATCAGAATACCACCATTTTTATCATAAAGATGATGATAAGTAGGTGTCAGGTAATTTTTAATAGCCTTATCAAATAAAATAAAATCACACTTGCTAATATTACCTGATAAGAATTCTATATTTTGGGCATTCACATAATAAACTGTATTCGGTTTGATTACAGGCATATACAGAGCTTTATATGCATAATCATTTGTTTCTCCTTCAACCGTAAACGGCCCTTTTGTACCATCCGCCAAATTAACGTTATTAGCTCCGATCTGGTCTTCTGCTGCTACTGGAAAGCCTTGCAGGGGTTTATTGCCTTCGATTAGGGAGATGTTGTAGATCAAAGATTGTATCGCATAAAATCCGTGTGAACTAGATATTTTACTGATTGTTTTACCTGGATCAGTAACATAGTTTATACGAGCTTTTGTAGTCTGATTACCTTTCAGCGAAACATATTGGATGCTACCATCTGTATATAAGAAAATAAAACGAATACCATCATTTTCACCATTAGCTGAAACCTTCCATTCTACGGAAAATACATACTGCGTGTTTGTTTTAAATTTAATTGCCCCTCCAAAAACATCTTTTAGATCTAAGCCTCCCGAAACATAATCTGTAAGTAATTTATGATTAACATTCAAATACACCCCGTCTTCATCTTGTCCCCAAACCGCAATATCCTTGTTCTTCTCATTCCACTTCAACATCATTTTTTTGGATATAAGGTTCTGGGAACCGATCTGTATCCCATCAACAACCTTTCCCGCTTCATCTATTGCAATCTGCCTCTGATCGTTGATAGAGGGAGTCCACAATAGCGAAGTTTTATTGCCTAATACTAGTTTTACCCACTCTATTTCAGATTCTGCAACTACACTTAATTCGAATGCATATATATTAATGAATTTATTAGCAGCAATATGTGATCCATTTACTAATGTCCACTTAAATGTTTCTATTGCAATATAATCTGTATCGGGACCACCAGGATAAAAACTAGCCAATACAACATACCCTCCAGAATTGTAAACACCCCAGCTTGTTTTATTCGCCCCTAATTTGCCTTTAATAACAATTGTACATTCTTCTCCTTCTTTGGGTTTGTAATCTCCTAAGTAAATTGTCGCTGTTAGATAATCACTATTCTTCCATCCCTTGTTACTATTGTCAAGAAGGTTGGTTTCTCCTACCTGGAGGTTGTCCAGATTACTCTGCACGTCTCCGATGGACTCTTCCACCGTTTTACCAGACATCAGTCTGAACACCCCTTTCATGTAAACGTTCTGACAATACAATCCGAATCCTGTCAACTGCCCGAAATCTTCATCCACTATGCCATTCAAATTACCCGTCCGCATCGGTTCTTTCCCTTCAAAAGAATAGGAGTTTATCCCAGCATAGAAAGCAATGTAAGGCGAATTGTTGTCATACGCCGAAATCATTATCGCGGATTGGCGGTTTATGTCTGTCCGGTTTCCTAATAATACTATTTCTTCATCAGCCTCCGGGATACCGCTATTCGCCTCACAATCCGTTTTTGACAAGACAAAGTAATCCGCGCCTACCTCCGTGACAAGACGCCAATATCTCTTCATTTTCTGCCCGTCAAAAACTTGATGAAAAGCTTGGTCGCCCACTACGAAAGGATTTATTATCGTCCCGCTGTCAGTATTGAAAAAGCACTTGTACCCATTCTCTGTCTCCTCTACACTTCCCGTCTTTATAGCTGCCGGAGAGACACAGAACTTCCCGCCGATTGCCTTTACCTGCTGTATCAGAAACTCAAACACACTGAACTGCCCCCTTACCGTCAGATTCTGAAACTCAGCATTCCCGTCTTTTATTCTGTGTCCGCTACCAAGCGCTCCGGAGGTGAAATTCTTGGATGAGAAATTGTCGGATTGGACTAATTCAGCCGCTTTTACAGAATTAAATTCAACGTCCGCGTCTTTATGTAATTTTTGATTGAACCACTTCGGATACCACGCATTGATAAGGTTATAGAAGAGCCTTTTTATATCATCTATATTGATAAGCTGCTTTAAGGTGAATTGTATCTGCTCTATTGTATTATTTACCTTAGTGTCGTAGGTATAAAGCATCTGGTCGCCCAATTCAACCCTTATATCATCGCTTGTTTCAGTAGTACCGATAATTCTTGTCGTGATATTCCGCCTGCCTATTTTTACGGTAATTCCATCACCGATATTCAGTGATATTCCTTTCTTCTTGATATAGTGTTTTTGAACTGATAGAGACGGGGCGTATTGCGGTTCACACTTTTTGTTCAGCTCATTTTGTGTTGCCTCCCTCAATTCCTGTGTTGCTTCATCTATGTAAGATTGCGGCATATTGATGTTAAGGAGGACAAACACGTCTCCGACACGTGGCTGTCTGTTTGCATTCGGAAGATAATACCCGTCTTCTTCCTCTTTTACGATAATTGAAAGCGTCTTGTCGGTATTGTTCCAGCTGTTTTTCACTATCTCAAAGTCCAACCCGGTTAAATCTCCTGTCTGAAATTTTACAACCGGAACCTCGTTGTCTGCATAATAATCAGATAAGTTGAAAGGAATATCGAGTTTTATCTTCCAGCTTCCGGCTTCTTCAATATTATCCGGTATCGTTACACCTAACACCGTCTTGTTAATCAGGCGTGGATAGATGTTTTCATTAATATATACACCCGTAATTTTGCCGTATTTGTTTACATTCTTTTCAAGAACTTCGTTGCCCAGATTCAACCGCTTGGGGCTATCCGGAGAAACATAGTCGGCAGGCAGATTTAATGTACCTCCTTTACCTATCATTCGTGTGGTAATGGAAGCGTTTGCGACCTTTGCGAGTTTTACTGAATAGCTACCTTTGTTCCTCCCATATTCAAATACATGGTCAGTCTCTTCCCCGATTCTGCTCTTTACGGTTATGATAGTGCCCGTAATATCCCACTCCATTTTGGCATTCTCGCATACCGTTTGAAGCGCGGCCATACAATTACTATTGTCAAAGCTCAAATCAAGGATACTTCCGTTCTGAATGGTTCCAAGGGTAAATTCCGGATAGTCCTCGTTCAAGGAATCAATCAGCAATGTCATGAAGTCGCTGACCTCTCCATGGTAGGCAAATGTTGTCGCTCCTTCGTCCGTTATGATGGAATTGTTCAGCTTATATCCTTGAAAATAGAACGTAAGCGGATAGGTAAACACTCCGTTACTTTCCTCTATATCAATAGGCTCGAAAATCTCGTACTTTTCATTCCCGACTAAAACATAGTCGCCTATCTTTAAGTCAAGATCACTATTTGACGAAATAGTGAACGAAACATATTTATTTCCGCTTAATGACTTCGAGATGGTATCATCAACGACAAATTCGTAAATAACGGTATTATCTCTATATATGCTATATCCTTTCATTCGATATTACGATTAATTTGCAACTGAAATCAGCGTATACTTTCCCGATAGAAAAAACGTTTTGTACAGAAAATCCATTCGTGCAAAAACATTTAATCTCTCTTTCTCTGTAATTGATAGTTCTTATTCCGGCTTTCCCAAATAGGGCATATAATGATTTGATTCTCTCCTTGAATTGCTCTGTATTTTCAGCTATTATCATACCGGAAACGGTTATCTCCGTCTTCTCTTGCCCTCCTTTTGAATAAAGTGAATAAGACGGATTTTGGGTTGTGCTCAACGATTTTGGCGCACCGATTCCCTGATAGTTTGATATTTCTTTCAGATATAATCCGAAAGAAGTCCATTTGTATCCGTCAATCTCCCCGTTTTCGGTGGGAGAGGGGAGTGTCCCAGATAAATTAACAAGAGGTTCTATGAATTTAATCGTTATTTTGCAAGCCGATTTTGTAAAGGTTTCGATGGTCGTACTTTTGCATTTTACACTCCAGCTTCCCCATTTGCATGACAACGTAAATAACTCCGGCAACTCGTTCATGAAATCATTTATTAAAGGAAGAGAAGAGTCAGAATCAGACACGATATTTCCTGTTATTGAAATATCCCGGCTGTCAAAATCCATATCTTCACTCTCCACATAAGGCTCCACGCTGTTGTCTGTAACCCAATCGTAGTAAGTAGTCCCTTTTCTTTTCGGAAGATTGAAGCATCCAGAAATGGCAATATTGCCATTTGATTTTGTTGGAATTATCCCGAATTGGGAAATAGGAGTATTATTAATATAATATTCTGCCATGCCGTCCGGTGTTGGGTGGTATGTGTCATCACATACTGATGCAAATATAATTATTATTT